AGGCGAGTACTATGCGGCAGGTGTCGGTGGTGCAATTGCTGGTCGTGGTGCGGATCTGTTTATAATCGACGATCCCCACTCAGAGCAAGATGCTATGTCAAAAACGGCATTGGATGAAGCTTACGAGTGGTACACATCAGGTCCGAGACAGCGTTTACAACCTGGAGGGGCTATTGTAGTAGTAATGACAAGATGGTCAGTCCGAGACTTAACAGGTCGATTAGTGCGGGACATGGGGAAAGGTAACAAGAACGATCAGTGGGAAGTTATCGAGTTACCTGCGATTTTGCCCAGCGGTGATCCAGTCTGGCCAGAATACTGGTCGCTAGAAGAACTAGAAGGAGTACAAGCTGCACTGGGTAAAGGTCCAAAATGGCATGCTCAATACATGCAGAAGCCAACGTCCGAGGAAGGTGCACTTATTAAAAGGGAGTGGTGGAAAACTTGGGAAAAGAGTTCGCCTCCACCTTGTGATTATATTATTCAAAGTTACGATACGGCATTTTTAAAAACTCAGACTTCGGACTATTCAGCTATTACAACTTGGGGAGTATTTTACCCAGAAGGACGTATAGGTGAAGAAATGTATAACGGTGATGTCGCTCACTTAGTATTACTGGATTCTGTAAAAGAACGATTAGAGTTCCCAGAACTAAAAAGGAAAGCCCTAGAACTTTACGAATACTGGGAACCAGATACAGTAATCATTGAGTCTAAGGGTAGTGGTACTCCGTTAACGCAAGAATTACGCAGGATTGGTATTCCTGTACAAAATTTCACACCAAGTAAAGGAGCGGATAAAGTGGCAAGGGTTAATTCTTGTACACCGTTGTTTGAATCAGGTATGGTCTGGAGACCTGATCAACCATGGGCAGATGAAATGGTCGAAGAATGCGTGGCATTCCCCGCAGGCGACCACGATGACTTGGTGGATAGTATGAGTCAGGCGATATTGCGATTTCGTCAAGGTGGTTTTGTACAATTAGCTTCCGATTATGAAGACGAACATGAAGGTTATCGTGAACGGAAAATGGTTTACTATTAAATTAATTTAATATAGAGTGAGGTGGCATTATGGCAGTAGAGAAAGGTGTTCAAGTTCCCTTAGGAGAAGTAGACGAAGTTCCTCCCTTCGAAGAAGAAGAAATTGAAGTAGAATTAGAGGATGATGGATCTGCAGTTGTAGATTTCATGCCTGAGGCACAAACCCCAGAAACAGGTTTTCAAGATAACCTCGCAGAAGTTCTTGACGATTCTTCGTTAGGTAAATTAGCCAGTGAGTTAATAAACTATTACGAAGAAGATAAAGAATCTAGAAGTGAATGGTACACAGCTTTTGCAAAAGGGTTAGATTTATTAGGTATAAAACAAGAAGAACGTACTCAACCATTTGAGGGAGCGAGCGGAGTCAATCACCCATTATTAAGTGAAGCTGTTACGCAATTCCAATCGCAAGCTTATAAAGAGTTACTCCCAGCTGATGGTCCAGTTTCTGTAGAAGTGGTAGGCGATGACAACACAGAAGTAGTTCAACAAGCTAGACGTGTGAAAGAATTCATGAATTATCAGATCACTCACGTTATGGAAGAATATGATCCAGAAATGGATTCACTTTTATTCTATTTACCGTTATCTGGAAGTGCGTTTAAAAAAGTTTATTTTGACACTATGCTTAACAGAGCAGTTAGTCAATTTGTTAAAGCTGAAGATTTCGTGGTGAGTTATTCCACTACTGACCTTTTTAATTCACCACGATACACTCACGTCATGACTATGACGGAAAACGATTTGCGTAAAATGCAACTTAATGGTATGTACCTAGAAATGGAAATGACAGGAGCAGGTGTACCAGACGAAAATCAAGTTAAAGAAAAAATCGATAGAATGGATGGGGTTACTCCTAACTACGCAGAAAACAACGACATGTACACTCTTTTGGAGATGCATGTAAACTTAACGATTTCTGAAATAGAAGACCATGGATTTGCCTGCCCTTATATAGTAACTATATGTAAAGACACCAGTAAGATTTTATCCATACGCAGAAACTGGCAGGAAGGTGATCCTAATTATCAAAAAGTAGATTATTTTGTACAATACAAGTTCCTCCCAGGATTAGGGTTTTATGGTTTTGGTTTAATTCACATGATTGGTGGTATCACTAAATCAGTAACTGCTATATTAAGACAATTAATTGACGCAGGAACATTAGCAAACTTACCAGCTGGGTTTAAAGCTAGAGGCATGCGTATTCAAGGTGAAAATGATCCACTACAACCTGGAGAATTTAGAGACGTTGATGTAGCTGGTGCTACAATAAAAGATTCTCTAATGCCGTTACCTTATAAAGAGCCCTCTACAGTATTGGCTCAATTATTAGGTGTACTTGTCGATTCAGGTAGAAGATTCGCTTCTATTACGGATATGCAGATGGGAGACATGGGTAGTCAAGAAATGCCAGTAGGAACTACAGTGGCTATGCTGGAACGTGGAACTAAAGTAATGTCAGCTATCCACAAACGCTTACATTTTGCACAAAAGAAAGAATTCAAATTATTAGGAACACTTTACGGTAAGTATCTACCAGAGCAATACCCTTATGCAATGCCAGGAGGAAAAGGGTATGTAATGGCTGCAGACTTTGATGAAAGAGTTGACGTTCTTCCTGTTAGTGACCCAAATATATTTTCAATGGCACAACGTGTTTTAATTGCACAACAAATGCTACAAATGGCACAGGCAGCACCAGATATACATAATCTACCAGAAGCCTACCGCAGAATGTATGACGCATTAGAAATTAAAAACGTAGATACGTTATTCCAACAGCAGCAACCTGTTCCTCCTAGAGATCCAATATCGGAAGAACAAGCAGCAATGTTAGGACAACCTATACAAGCTTTTGAATGGCAAGATCATGAAGCCTATATTGCGAACCACAGTGCATTTATACAAAATCCTATGGTTCAACAGCAACCACAGGTAGCACAAATGATAAGTGCCAATATACAAGAACATCAAGCAATGCTCTATAAGCAGCAGGTAGAGCAGGCAATGGGACAACCATTACCTCCACTTGAGCAAATCACCCCAGATATTATGAATCAAATTGCTCAAGCTGCTGCACAAGCCACGGCTGAGGTCACAGGAAAAGCGAAAGCAGTTCAAGAAGCTGTTGAGTTACAACGTATTGACCCAGTTATTGAGGTACAACGTGAGGAAATTGCCCAACGTGCACAAAAAGATGCAACACAGGCACAACTTGATGCAGAGAAAATAATCTCTAATGAGGCGATCGCTGAAATGAAAATTGCAGCAGATCGAGAGAAAACACTAATACAGGCTCAACAAGAAGCTGAACGTACATTTGCGGAAACGCTTAAACAAGTACGAGAAGCTGACACTAAAAGCCGAGGAGAATAACATGCCTAGTAAAATGGGATATCCAGGGATTAAAAAGAACCCTATAAAATCAGTAGACGGTACTAAAATTAAAAAGATAACTAGAAAAGCTAAAGGTGGCGGAGCAGCCAAGAAAGGCTTGAAGTTTGTCGAATACGGAAGAACGTAATGCCAAAAAGTAAATATTACAAAGGTTATGAAGGTGGCGGAGCAGTAAAATCTGAAACCGAAGACCAACGTTCAAAAAGAATGGAAAGGGAAGACTCTAAAGTAAGAGGCTACGGTGGTGGCGGAAGAGTTAAGAAATAGTGGACTGGTTAGAAGCAACTGAGTTTTTACTCAAGCAATACCGTAAACGTAAAGCTGAGTTATCAGAAATGCTTGCTGGTGGGGGTGCTGCTGATTACGAACAGTACCAGAGAATCGTTGGTGAAATATCAGGTCTAGATTTTGCCGAACGAGAAATATTAGACCTGCATAAAAGGATGAGAGTAGATGACGAAGACGATATCTAAATTTGGATCGGATACCAGTAACACAAAATCAGTCCCAGATTTTGTGGACAATTTCAGCACAGAAGAAGTAGAAGAAAAAACAGACTCTTTTACTGTAGAGAGACTTCAAGAAGATGTTTCCCTACAAGAAAAACTTCCTGTGCCTACGGGATATAGAATTTTAATATTACCTTTTGTTCCTGGCAAGGTTACGAGAGGAGGAATTCATTTGGCTAAGCAAACAGTAGATAAAGAACGACTGGGAACAGTGGTTGGTTATGTAGTGAGACTTGGTCCAGATGCGTACAAAGATGCACATAAATTTCCCGAAGGACCATGGTGTCAAGAAGGAGATTGGATCATTTTTGGCAGGTATGCAGGTGCTCGAATTCAAATTGAAGGAGGGGATTTGCGTTTATTAAACGACGATGAAATTTTAGCAGTGATAAATGATCCTGAAGATATTTTAGCAGGATGATTTACTTTTATAAAATTTCACGCTATCATCGAGGACTATGAACATGGCAGAAACCATGCAAGACGTTGCAGAAAACGTAGAAACGGAAGAAGTTGAAATAGAAATTCCTTCAGAAGACGAAGGAAAAGAAACAGAAACTCCGATCCAAGCTGTTGAAGAACAGCAGTCAGCAGAAACTCAAGAAGTTTCTGAAGACCATGACCAAGAAGTTGCAGAATACAGTGACTCTGTTAAAAAACGTATCGACAAGCTTACCTATAAAATGCGTGAAGCTGAGAGACGTGAACAAGCAGCACTTAAATTTGCACAGAGTGTAAAAGAAGAACTAGATACAACAAAAACAAAATTAAATAAAACAGATAAAAATTTATTCAGCGAATATAACACAAGAGTAGACACCCAATTAGAAACAGCTAAAGCAAACTTAAAACAAGCACACGAAGAACAAGACACAGATAGATTAATAGAAGCCCAAGAAAACTTAGCTAAATTATCTGTGGAAGCAGAAAGTTTAAACAGGTTACAAAGGGAAAGGGAAGAACTTCAAATAGAAGACGAAGCTAGACAACTTCAAGCACCGCCTCCACAACAAGCACCGCCTCAGCCAGATCCTAAAGCTGAAGAATGGGCAAAACGGAATACGTGGTTTGGGGATGATGTAGCAATGACTTCTTCAGCTTTTGCTTTTCATAATCAAATAGTTGAGCAACAGGGAATAGATCCAACCTCTGACGCTTATTATGAAGCTTTAGATAGGCAAATAAAAGAAGCTTTCCCCCACAAGTTTGGACAAGCCCAACAACCTGTTCAGGCAGTAGCTGGTGGTAGCGTTGGCGCAACCACTGTAAATAAACCTAAAAAAGTAAAACTCACATCTAGTCAAGTCGCAATAGCGAAGAAGTTAGGTGTGCCACTTGAAGAATATGCTAAGCATGTTCAATAACGGAGTATAAAATGACAGAAGAAATTAAAACCGAAGTCAGTTCTGACCGTAACTCACGGTCTGCAGAGTCACGAGACACTCAAACTCGCAGAAAACCTTGGCAACCGCCTTCCAGTTTAGATGCCCCAAAAGCACCTCCTGGGTATAAATACCGATGGATACGTGAAAGCATCCTCAACCAAGATGATAAATCTAATATGTCAAAACGTATTAGAGAAGGATTCGAACCAGTAAGAGCATCAGATCACCCTGATTTTGACGCTCCTACAGTTGATGATGGTAAACACGCTGGAGTTATTGGAGTAGGTGGGTTAATTTTAGCCAAGATACCTGAGGAAACAATTGCAGAAAGAGAGGCTCATTACAGAGGTGTAAATGAAGCCACAATGGAAGCAGTTGATTCTCAATTAATGAGAGAAAGTAATCCTTTAATGCCTATAGACAAACCTCAACGATCTAGTCGTACGACGTTTGGAAGTAGGAAGACAGAGGATTCTTAATCTTGAATACTAACACTTAATATATAAGGTGAAATAAAATGGCAAATACAAACGATCCTGACGGATTTACGCCTGCTTATCACATGTATGGTGGTACTATTCGTCCTGCAAGAATGAGAATTGCTAGTGAAACTAACGCATCTATCTTTAGTGGTGATGTTGTTAATTTATCTAGTGGTTATGTAATCCAAGGGACGGCAACTGGTACTCCATGTGGTGTATTTTATGGCGTGTATTATACGGACAGTTCTGGTAACCCAACTTTTTCTAAAGTTTGGACTGCAGATACTGCCACTTTAGGTGGAGCCGATGCCGAGGCTCTTGTTTATAGCGATCCAGGAATTGTCTATGAGGCACAATTTACAGCGGGAACTCCCACTGTAGGTTTCATAGGGAGTAAGTATACACTAAGCACAACAGCTGGTGATACTAATTCTGGTCGTTCAAAAGAAGGTGTCACAGCAACGACTTCGTCTGGAATTGCGTTACATGTGGGTTATAAACTAACTCCTAGTAATTCTATTGCAGCTTATGCTCGTGGCTTCTTTACTTTCCCAACTAGCGTATTCGCAGTTTAATTAGGAGTATAACTAATGGCTATAAATAGAGCACAACTCGTCAAAGAGTTAGTTCCAGGTCTTAATGCTCTTTTCGGACTGGAGTACGACCAATATCCAGATGAGCACGCAGAAATCTTCGATACCGAGTCTTCGGACAGGGCTTTCGAGGAAGAAGTAATGCTTTCAGGATTTGGGGAAGCACCAGTTAAAGGTGAAGGCGCAGCAGTAGTGTACGATTATGCCCAAGAAACATTCACGGCAAGATATACACACGAAACTATTGCACTTGCATTCTCTTTAACCGAAGAAGCAATGGAAGACAACTTGTATGATTCGCTGTCAGCACGATACACTCGTGCACTGGCACGTTCAATGCATCAAACCAAGCAAGTAAAAGCTGCGAACGTTTTAAATAACGGATTCACAGCTGGCGCAAGTGCTGGTGGTGACGGTAAAGCCTTAATGGCAACTGATCACCCTACACTAACTGCTGGTGATCTATCGAACGAACCAAGCACGGCAGCTGACCTTAACGAAACTTCATTAGAACAAGCGATGATTGATATCGCAGCGTTTAAAGATGAAAGAGGTCTTAAGGTAAATGCACAGGCGAAAAAATTAATTATTCCGCCTGCTTTGCAATTCATAGCGGATCGTCTACTAAATACTCCAGGCAGAGTATCAACAGCAGACAATGATATTAACGCTCTCCGTAACATGGGCATGGTCTCAGGCGGATATTCAGTTAATCATTATCTCACTGATTCAGATGCTTGGTTCCTTACAACTGATGTTCCAAATGGTTTGAAACACTTTGTTCGTACCCCTGTTTCTAGTGGTATGGAAGGTGATTTTGAAACTGGAAATGTTAGATATAAGGCACGTGAACGTTACAGCTTTGGCTTTAGCGACTGGCGTGGTATTTACGGTTCTCCAGGAGCGTAGATAAAAAATTGGGGGAGGAGTTTACTTCTCCCCTTTTTTTATATAGAATCGAATAAAAGAACTAGGGTAATTATAATTAATCTATCGACTGACCTAGCAGACAAGCCAAGACGATAGAATTTATTAAGGAGACTTAATATGGCTAAATCAACATTTTCAGGTCCAGTCAGATCATTGGCTGGATTCATTTCAGCAGGTAGTTCAGTAGTAGTTAGCTTAACAGCTGATACTACACTAACAGTTGCTTCTCATGCAGGTAAAATACTTACTTGTAATGACGCAGATGGTAAATTTACTTTACCTTCAATTGTTACAACAACTCCAACTGATTCAACTGATCCTAATCAACTTAATAACTTGGGAGCAAGTTTCTTCTTCGTAGTAGAAACAGCAGCTACAGACATGGACATCTTAACCGATGGAACAGACAAGTTTGTAGGTGGTCTTTACACTGGCGTAAGTGACGCTACAGGTAAAACATTTTTATCTGGTGCTTCTAACGATGTTATTACTATGAACGGAACTACTAAAGGTGGGCTCGTGGGTAGTATTGTACAAGTTACTGCGATGGCATCAGCTAAGTATGCAGTTCAAGGAATCATACTAGGTTCAGGAACTATAGTAACACCATTTGCTGACGCTTAATAGGAGGTAAACTATGGCTAATACAGTCACAGGTCCAACTAATCAATTTGATGGTGATAAAAAGCTTATTGTGTACGCATCCGTTCTTTCAGACGGAAGTGCGAGTAGTTCTACATTAGTAGACGTTTCTGCTCTTAACACAAATCCAGAAGGAGAATCTTGTGCTCACGTGTCTTTAAATAAGATATGGTACAGCGTGGGTGGGGGAACGGATGCCCCAGCTTCTCTGGATTGGGATGCAACTACAGATGTAACTTTTTTAACATTAGCTTATGATAACTCTTTTGATTTCAGTGAGATTGGTGGTCTTAAAAACACTGCTGCCTCAGGTTACTCAGGAGATGTACTTTTAGTTGTGCCTTCTACCTCAGATGCAGGTAATGAATACACAGTTTGGTGTGAGTTTTTAAAATACTACGAAGCACCAGGATCTTAACAAATGGCTACATCAGGAACTAAAACATTTAGTCTTGATACCGCAGCTGTCATGGAAGAAGCGTATGAGTTGGCAGGGCTGGAGTTGCGTACAGGATATGACGCAGTAACAGCCCGTCGCTCATTGAACATCATGTTCAGTGATTGGGCTAACAGGGGTGTAAATGTTTGGACAATCACACAAGTCAATTTGACAATGGTTGAGGGTCAAAATAACTACACTTTAAATGCATACGATATAGATATAATAGATGCTGTAATCAGAAGAACTGTTGGTAATACAGTAACAGATTTTCAACTGAGTAGTATTGGAAGAGATGAATATTTAAACATACCAACAAAATCTACTAAAGCTAGACCAACAGAATATTTCTTAGACAGACAAACTACTCCTGTTTTATACGTTTGGCCAGCACCAGAAAATTCAACAGATATTTTTGTTTCAAATAGAATACAAAGAATAGACGATGTAAACACCTCAGTAAATGATCCTGATGTACCTAGTCGCTTTATTGCCCCTATGGTTTCAGGGTTAGCTTTTTATCTAGCACTTAAAAAGAATCCTGAAAGAATACAAATATTAAAACCTTTGTATGAAGAGGATTTTGCAAGAGCAGTAGCGGGAGATCAAGGCAGAAACAGTTTACACCTAGTGCCTAGGAGAAACTATTAATGGCATACGCTAAAGGCACATATGCTCAAGGAATATGTGATACATGTGGGTGGGCTTATCCTTATTTAGATTTAAGAAAACAATGGAATGATCTAAAGGTTTGTCCAGAATGTTATGACCCAAAAGAACCTCAATTAGATCCAGTACCACGTGTTCTGGATGCAGAAGCACTATGGAATCCTAGACCTAATGTTGATCAAGAAGTTGGTGTAGGAACAATCACAACTTACGGTCCATACACTTCAACGCAAGTTGGACCATATAACACTATCCCAGAAGTTATAGGTACTATGTTCCCCCACGTAACCGTTGGGGATCCATTTAAAATGACAGGGGAAGTAGGAACATTAACGGTGACAACATCATGAACTGGACATACACTACATTAAAATCAGCTATTCAAGATTATGTTGAAAGTACTGATTCAACTTTTGTCAGTAATTTACCAATTTTTATACAAGAAGCTGAACAAAGAATTCTACAAAACGTACAAATACCTGTTTTTAGAAAAAACGTAACAGGCACAGCATCAAGTGGAAATACATACCTAGCGATGCCAACAGATTTTTTAACTCCTCTTAGTTTAGCATTAATAGACAGTGATAGTAACTACAATTACCTATTACTAAAAGACGTTTCTTTTATAAGAGACTATAGCCCAGCAACAGCAACAACAGGTAATCCCCTGTATTATGCTCTTTTTGATGAGGACACTTTTATACTAGCACCAGCCCCGAATGCCAATTATACTTTTGAATTACACTATGTTTATAATCCTCAATCAATAACAGCTACTTCAGACGGAACAAGTTGGCTCGGAACTAACGCTGGAGATACATTATTTTATGGATCTTTAGCAGAAGCTGCGATATTTTTAAAGCTAGACCCCAATGAAACTCAAATGTTTGAAGGTCGTTTCGCTAGTGGTTTATCTAGTTTAAAAAACAGAGTAGAAGTTCTAGGAAGCAAAGACGAATACAGGTATGGGGATATTTATTAAATGTTAAATGAATCTACCTCAGATTTGGAAGGAAAAAATATAGCGATAGTTGCTATGGGTCAAAGCCAAATAGATTACCATTTATCACAAGTTCATAGCGTATCTTTTGATGAAGTGTGGGCTGTAAATGCGATGATAGGAGTTCTTCCAGAAATCGATAGGGCTTTTATTTTAGATCCAATGAGTCGTTTCTTAGATACAGAAGACGCAGGAAGTATGACTCCGATGATGAGAAAATGTTTACCAAAAGCAGATTACCCTATCTATACATGCGAGTTAGATGAAAGAGTTCCTTATGCAGAGGAATTCCCATTGGCTCCATTAGTAGCTGATTTAGGATGTTCTTATTTTAATAACACAGTAGCTTACGCTATAGCTTTTGCATTATGGAATAAAATAAATAGTTTAACGGTATTTGGGGTTGATTTTACCTATAAGACAAATATGCACTTTGCTGAGTCTGGAAAAGCCTGTTGTGAGTTTTGGTTGGCTAAATGTATGGAAAACGACATAGAAGTTTCAGTTGCTCCTCGTTCAAATCTATTAGAAACTAATATAGATATAAAAGAAAAATTGTACGGTTATCATCGTTTAAAAGATCCAGTTGTTACATATTTAAAAGACGGTATAATACAGACATGTAAATGGTCAGAGGTACATAAAGAAGAAACACCTAGCAAACCACAAATGATAGATAGAAATGATTTACCACCAGAACCAAAGGAGTATTAATGTTTTCAATTAATTCTGATACAGAAGTAGGTAACTTAGGTGTTACTACAACAGATCACAGAGGGCACACTGTAGAAGAAGTTGCAGAAATGGCTACTAAAAGATTAGTTTCTATTAGCGACGAAACCCCTGCACCCATTAGGGCACAAGCACACGCTTTTAGAGAAGCGTGCAAAAAAGTGATTATATATTACATGAATGAGGCAATAAAAAACCACATGTGTACAATATGTAATCAATTAGAACAACAAGGTCATAAAGACCTAGCAAATATTATTAGGAGACTATAATGGCAATTACACAAGCAATGTGTACTTCTTTCAAAAGTGAACTTTTGCAAGCAGTACATAATTTTAAAGCTTCTGGAGGTAACTCTTTTAAATTAGCGTTATACACAAGTTCAGCTACTATGACTGCAGCAACTACTGCATATTCAACTTCGCAAGAAGCTAGTGGAACTAACTATACTGCAGGCGGAGCAGCATTAACAAATGTTAACCCAACTACTTCTGGAACTACTGCGTTCACAGATTTTGCTGATTTAACTTTTGGCACAGCTACAATTACTGCAAGAGGTTGTATGATTTACAACGATACAGCATCAGGCGATCCTGCGGTTGCAGTATTTGATTTCGGTGGAGATAAAACTTCTACAGCTGGAAGTTTCACAATATCTTTCCCAACTGCTGATGCAAGTAACGCTGTAATAAGAATAGCGTAACTTAGTGGCTGGTTGGGGTCGATCTACTTGGGGGTCTGGTCCATGGGGTCAGCCTGCGGTAGTTAATGTAACTGTAAACCTTACAGGGCTTGCAGGGACTTCTGCGTTAGGTACAGAAACAGTTAGTTGTGATGCAAACATCACAGAAACTGGTGTTACTTGTACAGGTTCAGTAGGAAGCCTCACAGCTACGGGACAAGCAAACGTAACAGAAACAGGTGTTGCAGGTACTTCTGCGTTAGGCTCAGTAAGTATATCGGCAGCTGCAAACGTAACAGAAACAGGAGTTGCAGCTACAGGTTCAATAGGAAGTCTCACAGCTACAGGAATTGCTAATGTTTCGGTTACTGGATTAGCGGGCACTACAGCATTAGGCACAGAAACAGTAAGTGGTGATGCTAATGTAAGTGAAACAGGTCTAGCAGCAACAGGTGCTGTTGGCACAGTTGTAGCTAACGGAGTAGCTATTGTAGGAGTAAGTGGTGCAGCTTCTACTATTTCACAAGGCGATGAAACCGTATCGTGTGATGCGAATGTTTATCCAACTACTGTAGTTGGAACAACTGCACTAGGAAGTGTAAGCACTATTTCAAACAACGTAATTTCTATTACGTCAGATGCAAACACAGGAGCGATTGGAACATTAACTCCTTTAGCAAGTGCTAACGTAAGTATCACAGGTGTATACGGAACAGGACATATAAGTCAGCTTCTAGTTTGGGGACCAGTAATCCCTGGACAAGACGCAAATTGGACAGGAATTACGGATAGCCAAACACCTAATTGGACAGCAGTTTCAGATTCTCAAACACCAAATTGGGAAGAAGTTGCTTAACTATTATGCAAAAAGGTAATATAATCAAACAGCACGGAGAATAAAAAATGGCAAGTACATATGTAAATGACCTAAGACTCAATGAAATGGCTACAGGTGATGGGTCAGGAACTTGGGGTGATACAACAAATACAAATTTAGAATTAATAGCAGAAGCTTTTAGTTATGGCACAGAAGCTATAACAACTAATGCTGATACACACACTACCACTATTGCAGACGGAGCAACTGATCCTGGAAGATCAATGTTTCTTAAATACACAGGTGCGTTAGATTCTGCCTGTACTGTAACTATTGGACCAAACACAGTTTCTAAATTATGGTTTATAGAAAACGCTACTACAGGTTCACAAAATTTAGTTATAAGTCAAGGCACAGGTGCAAATATAACAATACCTGCTGGCGATACTAAAATTATTTATGCTGATGGTGCAGGTTCAGGTGGGGCTATGGTAGATGCACTAGCTAGTATTTCTGCTGTTGACCTAAAAGTACAAGACGATTTAACAGTTACGGATGATGTAACCATAGGTGGGGATATAGACTTAGCTGGTTCTATAGACGTAGACGGAACTGCAAATTTAGATGTAGTAGACATAGACGGTGCCGTAGACATGGCTTCTACCTTAACCCTAGCTGGTAATGCAGATTTTAACGGAGACTTAGATGTAGACGGAACTACAGAAACAGACGCACTAACTATTAATGGTTCAGCACTAAAATATAAAGCATTTGGTACTTCATCAATAATGTTTGGTGATGATGCTACAGGAACTATAGATGCTGCTAACTATAATGTTGGATTAGGTGTTGATATTTTTGCAGCTTTAACAAGTGGAGATGCTAACACAGCAGTTGGATTTAGTGCTCTTAAAGCAAACACTACAGGAGCTAGTAATACAGCAATAGGAACAAATGCTTTATTAACAGCCACAACAGGAGGTGCGAACACAGCAGTAGGAAGTGCTGCTTTAAAAGTACTTACCACAGGTGGTTACAATACAGTAGTTGGCGTTGCCGCAGGAGAAAAAAACACAACTGGCAACACAAATGTAGCTATAGGTTTTGAAAGTTTTGCTGCAAACACGACAGGCGATGATAATGTTGCAGTCGGTGTTGATGCTTTAAAAGCTAACACAACAGCAGACAGCAACACAGCAGTAGGCAGAAGTGCTTTAGCAGCAAACACAACTGGAACTCTTAACGTGGCAGTCGGCTCTAATGCTTTAGCAGCAAACACGACAGCTAATTCAAACACAGCCATAGGAGATATTGCACTTACTACAAATACCACAGGAGCAGCTAACACGGCAGTAGGAAGAAACGCACTTGGTGCTAATACGACTGGAACTGGCAACGTATCGCTTGGGCATGGTGCTTTAGAATCTAATACGACAGCTAATTATAATCATGCTGTTGGTTATCAAGCGTTAGCATCAAACACCACAGGGAGTAATAACGTAGCTGTTGGTTATAAATCAATGGAGGATATAACAACAGGAACTCAAAATGTTGCTGTAGGAAACAGTACATTGATGCAAGCAACAACAGCAGATTATAATACTGCTTTTGGTCAATCTGCATTAAACGCAACGACTACTGGTGAGGATAATGTTGCTATAGGGCATGAAACAATGGATGCCAATACAACAGGAGGTTCAAACACGGCAGTAGGAAAAGGTGCTTTAGGAGCATCAACTACAGCAGCAGACAATACAGCCATTGGTTACAACGCATTAGCTGCAACAAACCATACTAGAAACATGGGAATTGGCTATAGAGCACTTACTGCTCAAAGTGGTTCTTCTGACAATATAGCTATTGGATATGATGCTTTAGTTAGACAAACTACAGGTGCAAATGGAAACATAGCAATAGGTAACTACACAGGTAGAGCAGTTGTATCTTCTGCTAGTACATCACAACTTGTAGCTATAGGACATGATGTAGCTTCAAATTCTTCAGGAGCATTAGCAGGTTATCAAAATGTATTTATAGGATATAACATAGCATCTACATCAAATTTAGCTGGAGCGTTTCAAAATACTGCTTTAGGTGGTAGTGCGATGACTGCTTTAAGTACAGGCGACCAAAACACTTGTATTGGCAATAAAGCTGGAGATGCAGTAACTACAGGGAGTAATAATGTTCTTGTTGGGTATGATGCGGGTTCTGATGCTTTAACAACCATTAGCACTACAAGTAATAATATAATTATTGGAAATGTCAGTTCTTCCAATGCCGAAATAGCGTGTTCGTGGACAGAAGGTTCTGATTCAAGAGACAAAACAGATGTAGAAACTTTACCCTCTAATGCAGGTTTAAACTTTGTCAACCAAATGCGACCAGTTACTTATGTTTGGGATAAAAGAAGTTGGTATTTACCAAAAGACGAGGACGGAATTGTTACTGATAGAGATATAACTAAAGTAACTCCTGATGGTTCAAAAAAATCAACCACAAAACAAGTAGGTTTTATAGCACAAGAAATTAAAACTATAGAAGAAGCAATAGGTTGGACAGCTGACCATGTTGTTGATACAAGCACTGAACATTCTCATAAAATGAAATATAACCAATTAATACCAATTCTAGTTAAGGCTTTGCAAGAAGTTGATGATAAAATAGATGCGTTGACTACTAGAGTCACGACATTAGAGGGATAAGGAGAAAAAATGGCAGTAAGTAAAGCAATAGTAAAATGCGTTCCCTTTGTTAATAGCAACAGCAAAGTAGATAAATGGGATATAACTATGAAGTATGAAAACGATAGTGAAGGTGATGCTACCTACTATACGTCTGAATTTCATACAGAAGTCAAACAAAAAGATTACGATGCAGAGGGCAATGTAACAGCAACTAACTTTACGTTAAAAGCTAAAGGTAGTTGGAGTAATGCTGACTTAGTAGCTATCTGCCCTGTATCTCATTGGGATGTAGTATTTGCCAGTCAGGTAGATTCAGTTATTACGAGTCCATCAGCAGTAAGTACAGCAGACAATAATTTTAACGTACCTAGCTAATGGCAGAAGTAACAGTACACAGTATGCCTAGTGTTTTTGTCATGGAGACAGAAATGCCAGAAAGTATGGTTAAAGATTTAAATGAATATCTTGACGAATACGTTGAAGATGAAAATAAAAAGTCATTAGCTGATACTTTGGTTGGACAAATAACGCAAGGCGAACAGTTATTAATGGATAACGCTGACCCAAGATTAAAAGAATACAATCAATTGATAAGTTCTTTAGGAGCAGACTATATAAATTTCTTTTCACAACAAACAGGCTCAAGGTTAAAAGCACCTAAAGCAGTAGCTATAGATGAAACTTGGTCAGTACACAGTTACGAAGGCGACTACAATCCTATACACGATCACGGCACTAAAACCATTATGGGTATATCCACTACTGGGTGGACTAAAGTGCCACAACAAATACTAGATCAACCGACTGCTGGAGATGGCAATTACTCTTTATATAATGCGTCTGGTGATTGTGATGGGTATATAGCTTTTAATTATGGATTGAATCAATTAATGGACACAGATAGATTGAGACCGCCTCAGTCTTTTGTTATGCAACCACAAGTAGGGAAGTTGTTGGTTTTCCCTTCTTGGTTGCAACACATGGTATATCCTTTTAAGGGAGAAGGCGAAAGAAGAACTGTCGCTTCCAACCTTAATTGTTGGGATATGCAAGAACAACCAACAGAAATAGAAAACGAGGTAAAAGACGATGATGTGGATTAATATATTTATGTGGATAACTGCTATTATTGCAATAGCTTCATTAGTTGCTGCTGTAACACCTACTCCTAAAGGAGACAAGTTACTAGGTAAACTTTATAAAGCTGTAGATTTTTTAGCTTTAAACATAGGAAAAGCTAAGGATAAAGCTAAGAAATAAATGCCTAGAAAAACGGTAATGGAAGTTGCAGCCCATATTGAAAAACACGAGGCAGTTTGTACTGAACGTTGGTTAGAAACCATCCACCGTATAAAACGTCTTGAACTTTTCGTTATCGCTACTTTAGTTACATTACTATTAAGTACAGGAGCCATTTTAACTGATCAATTATTTTAGGAGACTAAGTGCCTCTAGAAAAATTCACCCTCCGACCTGGAATCAACAAGGAAGGAACAGATTACTCAAATGAGGGTGGGTGGTTTGACGCAAACTTAGTTCGTTTTCGTAAAAATTTCCCTGAAAAAATAGGTGGTTGGGCTAAAAACACTTTAAACACATTTAAATCTACAGCTAGGGCACTCCATGCTTGGGTAGATCTAGATCTTACCAAATATCTAGGATTAGGTACTACATGGAAATATTACGTTAAACAGGGAGACAGCTACAACGATATAACCCCTATACGACTTACTACTTCTGCTGGAGATGTTACTTTTGCCAAAGTTGCTAATGGAGACGCTACTATTACCGTAACTGATACAAGTCACGGAGCAGTTGCCAATGATTTTGTTACTTTTAGTGGTGCTGCTAGTTTAGGTGGTAATATCACTGCTGCCGTATTAAACCAAGAATACCAAATTGCTACTATAACCAGTGCCAATGTTTACACCATTGAGGCTAAAGACACCGATGGAGATGAAGTTACTGCTGCTGCTGGGGATTCTGGCAATGGTGGCAGTTCCGTAGTAGGAGCGTATCAAATCAACGTAGGACTAGACGTATATGTAGAATCTTCTGGTTGGGGTGCTGGGCTTTGGGGTGCGAGTACGTGGGGTTCAGTTAGTGCTCTTTCTTCTTCTAACCAACTTAGAAACTGGTCTCATGATAATTTTGGTGAAGATTTAGTGATGAATGTTCGTGGTGGCGGAATATACTATTGGGATGAATCTTCAGGTGTAACCACTAGGGCTGTAGCTTTTTCTGATTTATCAAATGCTAATTTAGCACCGACTAAAGCAGTACAGATTTTAGTCAGTGATGTAGATAGGCATATTATTTGTTTTGGAGCAGATCCTTTAAACACAGGAGGTACTGCTAGAACAGGAGCAATAGACCCTATGTTTATTGCGTGGAGTGACCAAGAGAATGCTACTCAATGGGAGCCTCTTCCTGACAACACGGCAGGATCTTTTAGATTGTCAGCAGGCTCGTCTATTATAGGGGCACTTAGGGCAAGACAAGAAACTTTAATTTGGACTGACACTTCACTATACTCCATGAGTTTTATAGGACAACCTTTTACTTTTGGAATTAATTTAGTAAACGAAGGGATAGGTCTTATTGGACCTAATGCTGCTGTCAATTCACCAGCTGGCGTTTTTTGGATGGATAAAACAGGTTTTTATACATATAATGGGCAAATCAGAGAATTACCTTGTAGTGTTCAGAATTATGTTTTAAGTGACATTAACATAGGACAAGCGTTTCAAACTTTTTCTACTTTAAATAAAGAGTTTGATGAAGTAGGTTGGTTCTATTGTTCAAGCAGTTCTACAACAATAGACAAATACGTTACCTATAATTACACTGAAAATGTTTGGAGCATCGGACAATTAAATAGAACAGCTTGGCTAGACGAAGGTGTTTTTGATAGCCCGATAGCCACTTACACTACAAATAATGTGGGGTATTTGTACAACCATGAAACAGGTAATGATGCTGACGGTTCACCAATGGATAATGTTTACATTGAATCTAGTGATTTTGATTTAGGAGAAGGAACATTTTATCAAATGATAAGAAGGATAATACCTGATATTAAATTTACAGGAAACGGAGGTAACGGTCAGATTATTAATTTTGTTGTAAAAACTAGGAATTACCCAGCAGAAAGTTTAACTACTTCTGCAACAAACACTTGTACAAACAGCACTTCTAAAATTGATGTAAGAGTAAGAGCAAGACAAGCAGCACTTAGAATCGAATCAGACGATGATAACAGTGAATCAGTAAGATTAGGTGTTGGGTTTAGGGTAGGTGCAACTCGTATGGATTTACAACCGAGTGGTAGGAGATAATGGCTAAGTTACTAGAAACTAAATTACCAGTCGCTACAGGGGATTATATTCCTCCTGACACTTTTAACAGATTAGCTAGGATTTTAGAACTAAGTTTAAATAAAGTTGATGTAGAAGCAACTGTTTCTGCTAACCAAGGACAACGTGATGTCAATAAATTTGAAGCAGGTTTTGTTCTTTGGAATTTAACAACATCCCAATTACAATTATGGACAGGAACTAAATGGGTAAATATATACGGAGGAGAGCAATCAGGAGTAGAAGGAGTATCTGGTTTAGGAAAACTGAGTGTTTCGACAAATGGTTCAATATCAGTAAACATATTATGAACAAAGATAAGCTAGTAGAAGAACTTATTAAAGACGAGGGATATAAATACGAGATTTATTTAGATCATCTTGGCTACCCTACTTTTGGAGTAGGACATCTAGTTTTAGAAACGGATGAAGAACATGGTCAACCTGTAGGTACTCCTGTTTCAGAAGAAAGAATAAAAGAATGTTTGAGTCATGACATAGATGTAGTTTGCAGTGAGTTAGACATGAAAGATCCTTGGTGGCGTAATTTAAGTGATAATAGACAAAGAGTTGTGGCTAATATGTGTTTTAATCTAGGACACCCTAGACTTAGTAAATTTAAAAAGTTTATAGGGGCTATGCAAATATCTGATTGGGAAACGGCTGCTGTGGAAATGATGGATTCAAAATGGGCAGGTCAGGTTGGGGATAGAGCGGTGAGGTTAAGAGATAGGGTACTACAGGAGGATTAGAATGTATGAATATAGTTGTAAAGTTGATAGAGTCGTTGATGGGGATACTGTGGACGTTGTTCTTGATCTTGGTTTTGATATCCTTTTTAAGTCTCGTGTTCGTTTATATGGTATTGATACTCCCGAGTCACGCACTCGTGACTTGGATGAAAAGGCTAGAGGAAAAATGGCTGGGGCTTACCTAAAAGAAGCTTTGGACAACGGTACTAAAGTTGTTATAGAAACTAAGTTAAAAGACTCTAGAGGGAAATACGGTAGAGTCTTAGGAAATGTTGTAGTAGACGGAGTAAACATAAACGAAGCTATGATAGAAAACTCTTTAGCCGTAGCTTATTTTGGTCAATCTAAAGATGATGTAGAAGCAGAACATTTAATTAACAGAGAAAAGCTAATAGAACAAGGTTTATTTAAACCAGAGGAGGTAAAATGAAATTAGGTATTTTAAAATCATTAGTAGGAACAGTTGCTCCTACACTTGGAACTGCTTTAGGTGGACCAATGGGTGGTATGGCTGCGAATATGCTTTCAGAAGTTTTAGGTTGTGACCCCGAACCAAAGAAGATACAAAAAGCTATGGAAACTGCTAGTCCTGAGCAATTAGCAGAACTAAAGAAAGTAGAAACAGATTTTGAAGTCCAGATGAAAAAGCTTGATATAGATTTGTTTGCTTTAGAAACAGCAGACGTTCAAGATGCTAGAAATAAATTTAGTAAAGACTGGACAGCTAGAATAATGGGTATTCTTGTAGTAGGTGGATTTATGGGGTATATCTTTTTAGTAACTATTCAGCCTCCAGAACAAAATTCAGAGGCTTTAATAAATCTTGTGTTGGGGTATTTAGGTGGTTTAGCCTCAGCTATCATCAGTTTTTATTTTGGAGCATCACATACAAAAGGAGAAGAATAAAGAAATGAGTTGCTTGAGAACAGGAAAGGAGTATATACTATGGGGATGAACGCACAAGGGTTAGCTTCTTTGGGTAGGGGAGGCGATGACCAAATAGGTCATTTAACAACAGGAGAAAAAGTTTTACCACTTCCTGTGGCTCAAGATCCTTCTGTTCAAAGGGTAATTAACCAATCTTTTGCTAAGCACGGTCTTAACGCTGATCAGTACACCGTAGGTCATGCCGATAACTCAGTCAACCCTTTAACAGATTACCCCGAATATGGGTTAGGTAAGTTCTTTAAAAAAGTAGGAAAAGCTTTTAGAAAAATTGCTCAACCTGTATTAACTGCAGTAGGTTTTATTTATGGTGGTAAGGCTGGTGCAGCAATAGGTAGTGCTATTGGTGGTGGTGTCCGTAGAGGTAAATTTGATGCTGGGGATGCAATAAAAGACGCAGCAGGTGCTTATGCTATAACTAGTATTGGTCAAGGCATGGGACTTAAAGGGGGTCAATTTGGCACTACGTGGTCACAACAAGGTATTGGGGCTTTAAAAAATATTGTTCCTGGAACAGCAAACAGCATGTGGGGTTGGCAAGCTACTCCTGCTGCTGCAACTGGGACAAAAGGTATTGGTGGTTTCTTTCAAAACATGGGGGCAAATGCTGCTTCATTTTTGAACGCTCCTACTGCAACAACCCCAATTTTAAACACTAAATACGCTATCCCTTCAATTGGAGATGCTTGGGGAAGTTTAAACATGCTCCAAAAAGCTGGGGTTGTAGGTATAGGTGGATTAGCTGCCAGTAAAGCAGGACTATTTGACCAACCCCCACTACAAGGTAAACCAGCAGGAGTAGGGGAACTTAACGAACAACAACAACAATATTTAACAGGAGGACTAAGACCAGCTACCACAATGCCAGGTGTAGGTGGAAGTTCTTCAGGAAATTTAATGGGTTATCAAGGCGGAGCAGGAATAGGTGGTATGAGTAACCCTCAACAAGATTTACTGGATTACCTAGAAGAACAAAAACGTAAATATTTATTACAGTTCCCTCAGTTCCAAACTGGCAGAGCCTATGGGTATGATAAAGGTGGACCAGTAACAAATCCTGTTGCTTATTTAGATCCTGACTCCAGAACAAGTGGTTTTGATTTACCACCAACACCAAAAGAAAGATTAAATAATCTCATGTTTAACTTTGAAAACAGAGCGATAAACGATATTAATCCATACAGCAGTTTTATAAATAGAGGTTTAGACACGGCGTCAAAAATGTCAGTTGGAGATCAACAAATTCATCCAGGACTTCTTTCTTTAATAGGTGGTGCGAATAATGCTGTGAATAGGTTTGTTAGTGGGACAGTAGGTACTGTTGTTCCTGGAGGAAGAAGACCTATAAAAGATTTAATAGAACGAAGAAGAGCAAATAAAGCAAGACAACAAGCAGTAATAGAAGAGAATATAAAAGATTTAGCAAATCCAGGAGTACGAGATATGTACGAGGGTGGTCCAGCAAAAGTTACTCAGGACGGTGTACCCATTGACAATATACCTGCTATGTTAACTGAAGACGAACACGTATTAACCAGAGACGCTATTAGGGGTCTAGGTAACGGTGACATAGAAAGAGGTCATCAAATAGCTAAAGAAATCAATGACTCAGCAGAAATACAAGAACAATTACAAAACCAAATACTGCAACGTAAATACTTTATGCAGTTTCCACAATTTAACAGAGGAGTAGTTTAATGGCAGAAGAACAATATTTAGATCAGACGAGTAGATCTCTTCCTCCACAGTATTTAGCTGATTTTTATGCAGGAGCAGAAGCAGGCGTTCCTGGAATGGTTCCTTTATTGAATCAAGACATTTACAATAAATTCGCCACTATGGGTGTTCCAGGAATGAATCCATACACCTATCAAGGTATGAGGGTGGCTCCGTTTAGCCAAATGCAACAACAGGCATTTAACAGAATAGGTCAAGGAGTAGGGTCTTATCAACCTTATTTTAATGCAGCACAACAAGGATTAACAAGTGGTGTAAATACAGCTGGACAAGGATACAACACTATGGCTGACTTGTACGGAAGAGGTATAGGTGCCACAGAAAGTTCAGTTGGTCAAGGGATGAACCTCTTAGGTCAAAGTGCAGGATTGTACGGTCAATCAACACAAGGATACAACCCAAATAGTGTAGGAAACTACATGAACCCTTACACAGAAAATGTAGTAGACAGAACATTGGGTAGAATGAGGCAGGGTATAGACAGACAAAGAACGGCATCTAGAGATGCTGCTGTTGGTGCTGGGGCTTTTGGTGGTAGTCGTGGTAGGTTAGCCGAAGCAGATATAGAGAGGGCTGGCTTAACGGCGATGGGTGATACTGCTGCTGGTCTTTATGGTCAAAATTATGCACAAGCACAACAGGCAGCAATGGGTGAGTCTGCTTTACAGAGACAACTACAACAGTCAGCAGCTGGTGGTTTAGGTAACGTGGCTGGTGGTGTTGGTTCTTTAGGAAGTCAACTTGCTAATGTTTACGGAGGCTACGGTACTAACTTAGGGAAAGCTGGTTTAGGTTTAGGACAATTTATGGGTAATACAGGTATGAACATGGCTAACTTAGGTGGCATGCAGTACGGTTTACAAGGTCAAGACATTAACCGTTTAATGCAGGGTGGTGGAATGCAGCAAGGAATGCAGCAAAGAATAGCCGACACAGATTACGGAAACTTTGTGGGTCAATACAACCTACCTAGTCAAATACTTGGGCAAGGTATTGGAATGACTTCTCCTGTTCTAGGAGCATTAGGTGGTACATCAACCACTAACAGATACATGACGGGACAAGGAAGTGATTCTTTAATGGACAACTTAGCAACTGCTCTTTCTGCATACGGAGCATATAAGCA